AATGAGCTTACAAGAACTCAAATCAAAACGTAAATCCAGCATGGAAAACCTCCTCAAAAAGATGGAATCTGTTAATGAGGGTGGTTACTCTGATGATCAAGAGAAATTCTGGAAACCTTCAGTTGGAAAAGATGGTAACGGACAATTCATCATTCGGTTTCTTCCCGAATCGAAAGGTGAGGAATCTCCCGTTGTACATCTTTACAGCCACTTCTTCAAAGGTCCGGGTGGTTACTACGTAGAAAACTCCCTGACAACTTTGGGAAGAGGAACTGCTGATCCATGCTCAGAATACAATTCTATGCTTTGGAACTCTTCTGACAGCGACAATTCTCCGGAAAGACAGCAAGCAAGACAGCAAAAAAGAAATTTGAACTACTATTCAAATATCTTGGTTGTTAAGGATCCTGCTAATCCAGAAAACGAGGGAAAGGTTTTCCTCTTTAAGTACGGTAAAAAGATCCATGACATGATTGCTAAAAAGCTTAAGCCTGTCTACGATGACGAAGAAAAAGTCAATATCTTTGATTTTTGGGAAGGTGCTAATTTCCGTATGAGAATTAGCACTGTTCGAGGTGCTGACGGAAGAAGCTACTGGAACTACGACGACTCCACTTTTGATTCGCCAAGTGCAGTATCCGACGACGATGATAAGTTGGAAGAGATTTGGAAACAGCAGTATTCTTTGGCTGAAATCGTAGCGCCTGACAAGTTCAAGTCTTATGATGAGTTGAAAGAAAGACTCAATAAAGTTTTAGGTCTGGCGGGGGTTTCTCAACCTAAGCCGAAACCAGAACCGGAACCCGTCAAACAGCAATCTTCAGAAGAATTTCTCGATGATGAAATTCCTTTCGACAAAGAGACCAAAGGGTCTGTCGATGATGACGACGATCTCTCAGTATTTGCATCTTTGATGGAAGATGACTGATTAAAAAATGGTAGGTGGCTTAAGTATTGCCACCTACCGCCCCTTGAATTCCAGTAGTTCCCCAATCATTGTAGCCCACAGGACTTGTCGGAAGAAACATTCCTTTTTGTGTTCCACCTGCAGCAGCCGGATCGTTGGTTGGATGCCTTCCGTCTGTGTCGGAATCCGTGCTCATTGGATTCTGAGTGGCTTGATTATAACCAGCTATATTTTCTTGAATTTGTGTGGTTTGATCGCCTCCCGTTAAGGACGAAAGAACGTCAGCATTAATCCCCATAGTGCCACCTATCAGTCCAGCGGCCATTCCCATATTGCCTGTTAGTAAAGCGGTTGCTGCTAAAGGATTATTACTTCCTACACTTAAAATGTTTTGAAGAAGAGATCCAATTATAGGGACTTCTGCCAGCCCACTGTCAATCAAAGCTTTTTGTGCCATATCAAAAACAGGCGCTGCTGCCGATTTGATCGCTCCCTGAAACTGATTGAATCCTTCTTCACCAAGAAGAAGTCGAGTAGCAATCAGACCACCAGCACCTGCAGCAAAACCTCCACCAATTCCACCGCCTAGAAGAGAAGACAATCCTGCAAAGGCTCCAGCAGAACCAAGGAGTGTTATTAGATTTTGATTATTGTAGAACCAATCTATAATGCCTTTTAGTGTGGGGTTTGATTCGATAAATCCGTCAAGGGCTATTCCGCCGATTTCATTTCTCATCTTTTTGATTTCTTCTTCTGTTCCACCAGCAAGAAGTGTTTTGGATGTATCACCTGATATTCCAGTAGCTTTGGCAAGTTCTGAAGCACCAAGATCAGTCAATGTCTGTTCTACTACAGATGCCTCGCCTGTAAGTACTGTCGATGCTATACCTGCATACTGCTCACCAAGCTGACTAGTTACTAGCGGAGTCTTTACAATTTCTTCTAAAGTTCCAGAAAGAAGTGTGGGGAATGATTCTTCAAGACCTTCTATGTCAGGAAGATTTCCCTTAGTAAGAAACTCAAGTGCCTTAGCTTGTTCTTCTTTATTTCCATACAAAGCCTTGACGTAAATTCCTTGAAGGTCTTCGGTTTCTATAGCCTTATCGATTTTTGTAAAAAGACTTTTTCCAAAAAGTATGGCTTGTGCTTCTTCAGGTAAATTTTCTTTGTCAAAGATTGTTGACAAGGGCTGATTTTCTAGGGTTTCTATTCCTAAAAATTCCTTCATGGTCTCTAAAGGATCTCCTTTGAGAACATCACCAACAGTCATTAACTTATCAGGATCAACACTTTCCATCATTTTAAGTGCAGAAACAAGTCTTTGATTCGGCCCTTGATCCTCAAGACCAACAATAGCTGGAATAATTGACTTAAAGTCCATGTCAGACAATGATGGAACGAGAGCTTTAATCTCAGCTTCATACTCAGTAGCTACGTCACCAATAGCAGAAAGTCTTCCTACTGGCGTATCTGCCGAAGCAATCGATTGAACAGCCGAAGTAAACGGCGTAAATCCTTGACCGGATTGAATAGATTGAGCAAGACCTGATGAGATTGTAGAAGCTGATGGTAGGCTTGCAAGAGAAGAAGGAAGAGAACTAGAGATAGCAGAAGAAATGCTGCTGGTAGGTATGGCACCAGAGCCGATGAGTGAACCAGCGAGAGCACCCAAACCTCCTTGGGATCCGAATAAACCTCCTGAACTGAATAATCCTCCAAGTAATCCTCCTTCTCCCAATACTGCTCCGGTTCCTGTTCCAGTTCCTGCTCCTCGAAAGCTACCCGGAGTTGCACCGGAACCTCCTCCACCAACAGAATTTAGCCAAGCTTTTTCTTTATCAATTAAATCGTAATGTTTTGCTCTAGCTTCTGTAGTATCCTTAGTTTTAGTATAAAATGTTTCTACGTCTGAATCACCTGCTTTAAGATTTTGGGATGGCGTTCCTCCAGTCGTTGTATATTTGATGTTGAGTCTTACGTCACCTAGCTTTTCGGCTTCCTTTGCAGTTTCTCCGGAGGCATTGTGGGTCGAAAAATTGCTTACGTTGGAGCCAGATAAAGCATTTTCTAAGGCTTTTTCGATATTTTTCTTGTATTGAGGATTTTTTCTTAATACCTCTTTTTTCATATTGTATTTTGCTGTATCTTTCATTGGCTGATAATAGCCGGGAATTAACATATCTTTTATATTATTAGTCCCATGAGCATTAGCTCTATTGAAAACTGTTTCGATAAATGCTGTTTGAGCATCTATGTTAATGCCACCAACTTCAGCATAAGTGAGGTTAATTAATTCTTGCTTGAGTTTGCTGTCATCTGCAATTTGTTTTGCAAATCTACCTCTATTGAAATATCCACTACCATGATATTGGTAATTATCGAGACCTTTGGTGTATTGATCAAGTTCACCATTTTTTATGGCATTATGAATCCACATTCCTTCATGGGCTGCTTTAACGCCCGGTTTTGCAGTCTCAGCGTGACCTTTTACTTGGTTCGGCGTCAAATTATATTTTTTCATCAAGCCAGCAATAAGTTTTATGCCTGCCTCACGCATTTCTCCTTGTGGTTCAGGAATTCCTGATCCAACAAAACTGATACCAATAGATTGTTCATTGTTGAAAGGTGGTCCTGCATAAGATTGAGTATGGTATGTTCTGGCATTTTCGGGAGCAACTTGAGCAATACTACCATCTTTATCTACGATGAAGTGATATCCTGTATGAAACCCTCTTTCATCTGATGATCCACCAAATGACCAAGAAATAGCACCTTCCAAAGATCCACCAGAAGTATGATGAATTACCAATGCACTGATAGGTTTATTTTTTTCAGTAGCTTTCTTATTATAGTATTCAATTCCGTTTTTGGGATTTGTTTCTCCGTAAGGTTTATACCTACTTGTTATTTTTAATCCCGGAAATCTAATATCTCCCATTATCTTCTAGCCATCTCTTGTTCTTGTTTCTTTTGTTCTAAGTAATCAATTAGCATTGACGAATATAATTCAAGTTCAAAAGGGACCATGTTCTCAAGATCAGAAATGCTATAGCCATGATGTTGAGCCATATTAAAAATTAGCTTGAAGTAATTTTTAAGGTTGTTATGGCCCAACAGTATTAAAAAAAATTGTTGATCCCCTTCAACGTCATAGATTTATCTTTTTTGCCTTCTGTCCATTTAGCTTCGACTTCAACAGAAGGCATCGAAGCAATAAAATCTTTACACAGTTCGATATTTGCCAAGCTCAGGGATTCGATGAATTCGTCTTTCTCCTCATCAGAGTATGAAACAAATTCATAAGACTGGTCTTCATGGAATACTGATTTGACAGAATATTTTAAAGTATCGAAAAATGCTTCAAGTTCATTTTCTGTCGATACCTTGGCAATCTCATCTAAAGAGGGATGCTTCATGATTAGAGCAGTCGTGTCGTTTAGGATGATCTTGTTAGAAGTGTTATTTCTAACAACGTTTACGTCACTTAGGTTGACTGTAGCCTTTTTTCTTTCTTCAGTTTCTGGGTCTGTGATTTCAATTTCGATGAATTCACCGACCGAGTTAATACGTAACTGAATAAAAAGGTACTCTATATCGTAATATGGAAGATTGCTAATGTTTACAGATTCATCAATAATACAATTTTGAATGACCTGTTTGATAGAAAGAAAGATTTGATCTTTTTCTCCAGACTGTTTTGCCATCAAAAGAATTTTTTCTTCTTTAACCAAAAATGGTCTCATTAAAATCTCTCTGTCCAAAGACGGAATTTTTGTCTTAAAAACAGCACTCTGAATTTTTGGTAACATTTTTCATCCTTTAATCAATTTGGGGTCCAGAATTTATGGTTCCAATTTTAGGTCTTTCGGTTATGATAGGCGCTCTATCGGGCATTTCGACTTTATCTACGTATCCACTCTCACCAAATGATGCTTTAGGTCTAATGTCGCCACCAAAGGCACTCATAGAGTAAGATCTGTATTTCATTACACATGCAACTGTTGCTATTCCGTCTCCGTTGCTCCAATCCAGCGTTACGTCAGAGATAGAGGCTACAAATGCATCATGCAATGTGTATCGAGTGACAACTTTTCCTGTTTGGTTGTAGTGAATGATAGAAACAGCGGATTCATACTGACTCGGGTATCCGACAAATCCGTTTGGATCGACAACACTATCCATCATTTGATTGAGTGCCGACAAGCAGCGTCCTTCGTTGTCCAACATGAACGTGATGCCAACACCAGTATATCCTCTCGAAACCGCTCTTTCGATAGGTCTGTAAGGGCCACTACTAAATGTGTCAGTCAGAACACTTGATCCGGGTAGGGAAGTAGCCGATGCTTGAAATCTTAGATCTGGGAAAACGGAAAAAAATACTTCAAACAGAGCAGATTTAGCAAAGTCTCTTTTGAATCTACCTTTAAATTCTTCTATACTGAAACCCATTTTATATCCTGTCCAAAGATTCTTTTTGAGCTAATCCGGTAATACCCGGATTTGGTGAAGCACTACCAACAGCAAACATTTCAACAGGTAAAAATAAGGCAATATCCCATTCGTAAGATTTAACTTCGAATAGTGGAGACTGAAGATGGTTAAACAAATACTTTTTTATACACGGTCTGAACATACTAAATTTCGAGGCAACCTTCAGAATCTGATAGCTTATTCTTAACCTTGTTTTATCATCATATGTATTGTCACTAGCCAAGGTATAAAGTGCATCCATCAAAGCTGCTCTCGGCTGGAGAGGCAAATAGTGTAGGTTGATGCCCATTATTCCATTATTTATGGTGTCTATCGGAAAAATCATTGGCAATCTGTCATGGTAAGGAAGTTCGTTAGCCATCTTTGGGAAATACTGAAAGAAATACATTCTTCCGATAGATGGAAGTTTTGCAATTCTATCTCTATTTTTGAAAATTGTTTCTTTAGAACTTTCTAATGACATAGCCCCGAAGCCACGGTAATATTGCCTTGCCTTCTTTGTTCTCACTGGAATAATTTCTTGCTCTAGTCCTTCTTGAAGGATGGAGTGAAAAACGTCTTTAGGTCTTTTTCCTATGACTTTTTCTACGGTTTCCCTAAAGGAATTTAAAGTTATCGCCATTTAAAGCCCTAATTCGTTTTCAGTTAAAATTTGAAACTGCCACTTCCTATCTTTACAGAAGCTTTCAGCAGCCTTCCATTTAGATTCGTTGATAGCATATGTTTTAACTTTATTTACATATTGTTTAGTAACTTTTTTGGCCTTTTCCGGTTTTTCTGTCTGATATTTTGGTTTTATTTCTATGACCAAAACATCGACGCCACCTTGTTTATTTTTCTTCTTCACATAGAAGTCAGGAAAATATCTTCTTATTTTTCCATCAACAGGACTTTTGTAAGGTATGAAGAATTCTTCAGACGACCATTCAATAACATTTGGGTTATTATCTAGATAACCCATGAACATACGTTCCCAACTACTCCTATAAATAATCTTAGTTGGATCGCCTTTATACTTTTGATAATTTTTTGGTTTAAAAGAACCTTTTTTAGCAGCCATACTAATATTTAGAAAGAAAATAAATGACCGAACTTATTTCTTCTAGTCTTGCACAATCAGGATCAGGGTCAACTTTTAGAACAACGGCTACTGGTGCTGTCGTGTCAAGAGCCACTTCAGAAAATCGTAATGGCGGTAACAATGTACTTGATGCTATCCAAGAAAAAAAGGAAAGAAGTGACAAGAGAAGAAAGCCAGAAATTATTGATGCTAGAAATCTTGTCAACAGAGCCGAGGCCATAGGAATAAAGGGTGACTGTATTATGTCTATACAGCGCCTCTACGAAGCAGATTTCGATGAGCAGAATTCGACAACTGAACAATATCTAAAAAGACTTCAGGAAAGATCGGCAGACAATAATTTTGCAACAAATAGGTCGAACGATCCTCCTTCATTCCCTCAAGGTGAAGTTCAAGAGCTTTCGACTGGAGCAAGAAGACTGGATAGTCCACTTCTCCGAGGAACTGGATTTGGGTCTTCTGGGGCAGGAGGAAGAGCTAAGAGTGGGTCTGTTGCTGCATCAGTAGCTACTATAGCGTTACCAACACCTGATAACCTCCAAGAAAATATGAACATTGCCTACGAGAGTAAGGATCAAGGTGGCGGTAACGCTATTATGAACACTATCTTGAACTCTGTTGGCGCTGCTTTGGGGATCATGCCAGCGGGTGAAGATGGTGTAATCCAAACTTTAAATTCTAGATTCAAAGAAATAAAAAATTTCTACTCAGATCCAACAAAGACGGCAAATCTTTTTGCTGCTCTTACTAACATGCAAGGAATTACTTCTTTCAACAAGGCATTTAACAACAGCCAAGTTCAACAATTTGCTGGTGTCTCTCCTAGAACGTTTAATTTTAGTTGGAAGCTTTACGCTGATTCTGAAGCAGGGACACGTTCTATTTTTAGAGTCATTCAATTACTGAAAGAAAGCAGCCATCCAGAACTGATCGATCCTTACATGAATATTGTCAGGTATCCTGCAGTATTTCCAAGATTTGATGTAAGAGCGCCAAACGGTCTTATAATTTTCCCGGTTTTTGAGAGTGTGATCACAGATGTCACAGTCGATTATTCTGCCTCTGGTTCTCCTTTCTTTTTTAAATCGGGTGCTCCTACGTCGATTGCACTTTCACTAACGCTTATGGAAATTACGAGTAGAGTTAGAGAAGACTACCGAAGAAGAAGAAGTGGATTTGCATAATGGCAAAAGGTCTCTTTAAAAACTTACCCATAATCGAATATAACGGAAAGCTTTCGAGAAACTTAATGGTTTCTTCGAAAATCGTAAAAGATGCATTCAACAATCCAAGTGCATTTTTCAAATACACAGTTGAGGACAACGAAACGCCTGAAGAGATCTCTTTTATTTTTTATGACAGTGTTTTCTATTCTTGGCTTGTTTTGCTCTCTAATCAGATTGTAGATGTCCACAACGAATGGCCCAAGTCATATAAACAACTGACTGATTTTTACGTACAGAAGTATGGCTCTATTCCTGCAGCAAAAGAAACTGTCTTGCATTACAAAAATCCTAAGTATGGATTTACAATTAATGAAGACACATACAACAGATATGCAAATTCTGATTTTGTAGATGCTACGATTGCTGTTGATCGTACAGGCTGGGAGCCAGTAACAGCTTTTGATTATCATGAAGAAAGAAACGACAACCTAAGAAATATAAAGCTTATTGATCCTTCATTTTTACCTCAGATAAAGATAGAGATGGAGAGACTGTTTAATGGTTAATTACTTGGAGCCAGCAAAGGGTCAAAAACTTTTTAAGGTTGAGATCGTTAATCTTTTTGGTGGTGGTGGAAAGTTTGATATTACTCCTTACGTTGTAATGTGTAGCATTTATTCTTCCATTGACCATCCTTTCATGTCAATTTCATGCACTATATCAGATGAAGACTCTATACTTCGGAGAGGCGCTGTAAATGGCGATAAATCTCTTTTGATTAGTATTACTGATGGTGCTGGACAGACTATTTCTGGAACCTTTCACATCAACAGCATGACGACAAAGATGATTAGTGGTCGTAAATCTCTGGGTGTTGAGTTTATTGGTATGACTGCGGAACACCTAAACAATGCATCACAAAAAGTTCAGGAATGGATATTCAGACACAACCCACAAACTATCACAAATATTGTAAAATTTGTTTTTAACAAATATCTTAAAGGCTCTTTACAAGTAAATGTCTCTTCTTCTCCTGCAGTAAACATAGACATACCCCGTCAAACACCCATGCAAGCTATCGGCTTTCTTCTTGAGAGGGCAGCGGGTTCTGGTAAAAATATGTTTGTTCTTTTTCAAAAATTCATTGACGGAAAGCCAAAGTTTTGTCTTGACGAAGTAAGTAAAATGGCATCGGCAGGACCAATACGAAAATTTTTGATGACAGAAAGTAATATGGGTGAGCAAGAAGCACACACAATTAATAAACAGTATGTTTCAGGTGCTAAGGTTTGCAGAATATTAGTATTCAGCCAAGATTCTGCCTTTAACGTTCATGATGATGTTCAACAAGGATATGTTAGCAGAGAATACGTTGATATAGACTACACAAATAAAATTTGCACTTTTACTAAAGATAAGTCTCAGCCTGTTACTATGGGTTCTCCTCAACATCCAGAGGTTAATTCAGCATGTAAGGCAATGGCTTCTCCAAGAGAAACTAGAACCATTTATGACCCAAGATGCGGTGATGAATCTTACTATGTTAATCCTAATTTAGAGGAAGCTTATTTGAAGCCAAAAACCTCTGCTGCAGGTTTCATTAACAAAAGAATTACAATGAGTTCTTACGGATGCACGGACGTAAATCCCGGAGATGTTATCGAGATTGACTATCCTATCAATGACAAAGATCCTCAAAAAACCTTAGATCCTGAAGTTACCGGAAAGTATTTGGTTTTGGCTGCAAGGCACAGTGTATCTACGAATGGAGAGGTATATTCGCAGTTTGAATTAGGACTAGATGGAAAAAGAGCATGACGGACACTAATTTAAATGGCTACGAAAGTGATTTTTACGGAAACAAATTCACATGGTTTTATGCCTATGTTGATGAAGTTCATCTGGCCGAAAAGAACAGAAAGGCTGACACACTCTTAAGAGTGGCTATCCGTATTGTAGGAATGCATGACGAAGCTGCTCCTATATCGGATCTTCCCCTTGCAGTAGTTCTTATGCCAAATACAGGTGCAGATGTTTTCGATATCGGTGAAACGGTAGGTCTGGAAGTAGGGTCTTTTGTTGTAGGCTTTTGGATGGATCGTCACAGACAGCATCCGTGTATTATTGGCACTCTTCCGGGAATCACACCGCCTCCTGTTTCCGGATCTTCAGATGTTTCAAGTGCTGTATCATTTAATCAGGCGACAACAGGGCCGGGTGCCGATACTAGTGTGGAAGAAGTGCTAGGTGATGCAGCTTTAGGAGGGCCGACAGTATGATTGCACCTTCATTTAATTTTGATCTTGGCGTCAAAAACTACAAAAAGAATAGACTTATTGTTGATAAAATTCATCTTAAGAACGAAATTCTCTACAACATAGAAAAGACAAAAAAGACATCTTTTAATATTAGTGCATTCTCATATTTAAATGAGAACAATCTAAATTTTTTGGATGTTATCCGTGATTTGAAGGCTTCATCTTTAGATAACACCTTTAATTTTTTCATAAACAAAAATGGTAATCTTTTTACTGATGTAGAGATGAGTTCTGATTCTTATTTTTATCCAGAAAGATCTGATGAGCTAAACGTCGTTGTTTGTTTTTCTGGAAGTGATGTGAATCCAAATAATGAAAAAACCGCATCATTAATTTACAGGTTTAATCAACTAAAAACATTTACAGGATTCATAAAAACATTTAGAAAAAATGCTTACAATGTGAATTTTAAACCTCTCGAAATAGACAGCAGTTATGAGAAGATAACAAATTTGGGGTTCGATATTTCTAGTTTCGTAACGGAGAGACCAAACAATGACTAAGTTGGGACCACAGCCAGCACCAAAGGGACCGGGCAAAGATGGTCCCAAAGAGATAAACCATGACGGCGATCAAGTTGCTCTTGCTCCGATCACTCCACGTATTTCCCCACAACCAAAAACGGAGTACCTGTATAACAAGGTAACAAAATACGTTAATGGAAGTAAGATTGAATTCAATACTACAGAAGGTCATGAATATATCAATATTCAGCACGGCAATGAACTTACTAGAATGACTTTTTTTGAAGATGGAAATATTGAGATCATTCAGCAAGGCGGTGAGAGACTAGATGAAGTTTCCAAAGACTTTGCTACTGAAGTTGGCGGAAAACATAGTATCGAGGCAAAAACTAGAATTTCTAAACAAAAAAATTATAATAGTAAGAGTGGTGCAAAGTCTTATTTTTCTGCTGGTACTGTTATAGTTCTAGAGTCAAAAAAGATTATTCTCCGAGGAAATGTTGAGATCACAGGAGATTTGATTGTTCGTGGTAATATAAAGGGTGATGGTGATCTTGTTATCCGAGGAGAGATGACCGTTGACGGCATACCCGGAAGAGAGAATCCGAATTTTGTGGAGCCTAGTGATGAGAATGATGCTCCAGATAATTTTGAAACTGATCCAGTCGGTCCAGCAGGCGGTCCAGTTCCTGTTGAAACTGATCCAGTCGGTCCAGCAGGCGGTCCAGTTCCTGTTCCACAAACTCTTAGTGATGAAGCATCGGATACACGTAATTATTTTACGTTTGATGTGGATGAAAATGGGTTCCGGATAGGAACAGAACCCTTCGTACAAGCAGAGGGTTCGTCAGATGATAATTGATGTTACCGAGAAAAGTTTTGGCCTTATCAAAGAATTTGATTCCTATGATTTGGATCTTGTCAGAAGAAACACATTTCTTCAGATTCCAAAAAACTTGATCATAAAAAAATATCCGGAAAGGACTGTAGATCCTTTTGATGAAGAAAGGATTAAGTTGTCTGATAATTTTTTTGATGACGATTTTATCGATAGAAAACTGCAAGAAGTCGATTCTGTAGAAACCCTTTATGTGGATGATACAAACTCTTTCTCTGAATTTGTTGCACACGTCATTGATATAAAAACAATCTACGATAATTTGCAGAGATTATGCTTGGAAGTTATGGAGCCTGTCTTTGAAATAACAGGAAGAAGGCCGTTTATCGAAAAGGGACTTTTGTTCAAAAACTCGTTAAATGACGTAGACATGGATTCATTTTTTGGCGATCAGATTCAAGGAAACGCCGTAGTTTTTAACTTCAAAAACGATGAAGACGAATCAATGTTCATAAAGGCTTTAAATTATATCAATCAGTTTTCTTTGTTCGATAGGCTTTACATTGATAGGACACTTAAAAAATACCAAAGATCAACACTAATGGTTTCCGTCAACGACAAAAGAAGGAATGTCGTTGAAGTTGTAAGGAGGAAATAATGCAGAGTCCTGTTGTTAAAGAAATCTATTTTTCAGATCTGGACACACAGTTTACTCAAAATCCAATAAGTGACGATGTTGTATCGATCAAAAACTTTGAGTCTATCAAAAGATCTGTTCGTAATATCATCAATACTAATAAGGGCGAAAGACCCTTTAACCCAGATTTCGGGTCTAATGTCAGAGCACTTCTTTTTGAGCCAGACAGCGATATTGTGAGAATTGCTCTTGAAGATGAGATTGAAGCTCAACTTCTAAATTTTGAGCCTAGAATTGACATTTTAAATATCAGTGTTTCAAACACTTCTGAGCAGATAGATAGCTATGAGCTTAATGTTGTTATTGAATTTACTCCCATAAATAGTCAACAAGTAGTTACGCTAAACGTAGTATTAGAAAGAGCAAGATAATGGCTGAAAACTATCTATCAACATCAGAATTAGACTTTGACTCTCTTAAAGATGATTTTAGAAAATTTTTGTTGAGTCAAGATCAATATAAAGATTATAATTTTGATGGTTCTAACATGTCGATTATTCTTGACCTGTTGACTTACAACACACACATCAACGCTTACTACTTGAACCAGATTGGAACAGAGTCTTTTCTTGATACGGCCAAGTTAAAAGAGTCGGTAGTTTCTCATGCCAAAGAACTTAATTTTCTTCCAAGGTCCAGAAACTCCTCAAGAGCAACTATCAACATATCGACAACTGGCCCTATCAATGATGGCACAAAAATTATCAACAAGTTCACTACTTTCAGTACCGTTTTGGGATCGAACACATTAACATTTTCGACTGACCGAGATATTACTGCTGTTAATGATGGAACAGGGAACTTTATTGCAAACAACGTAAATATTTTTGAAGGGACTGTAGTGACCGAATTTTTCGATGTCACGTCCTCAAACACAAAGATCGTTGTCTCTTCTGCCAATGTCGATATTGATAGTTTGGATGTTGTCGTTCAAAACAGTTCTTCTGATTTAGCAAACACACAGTTCAAAAGAGCGGAAAATCTTTTTAACTTGACTCCTACGTCTTCGGTATTTTTTGTTCAGGGGTTCGGTCAAGACAAATACGAAATTGAATTCGGAAACGACATCACAGGGAAAAGGCTCACACCCGGAAATATTATTCGTTTAAGATACAGAGAAACGCTGGGTGAGGAGGGCAATAATGCAAGAACCTTTACATCTAGTGATGCAACAATCACTCCTACAACAGTTTCAAGATCCTCTTTGGGTGCCGAAAGAGAGTCCATAGATTCTATTAGATTCAATGCTCCGAGAGTGTTTGCCACACAAGACAGAGCCATAACTACAGAAGACTATAAGTCTCTGGTCAAAAATAAGTTTCCAACTATCGAAACGTTGAACGTTATTGGTGGCGAAAAGTTAAATCCGCCTAGATTCGGTAAAGTTGTTATTATCCCAAAGCCGTTTAACTCGACAGTGGCTAGTCAGTCCCTGAAAGATTCTATTGTAGATTTTCTTAGAGACAAAACTTCGATAAGCACAGAGGTTATCACGGATGATCCTAAATTTATTGTTTTGGATATTAAAAGCTCTGTCAGATACAATTCTACTCAGACAACCAGAGGTGAAGAAGATTTGAGATCTTCTGTTCTCAGCAACATTATCCAGTTTGGAACAGACAACTTATCTGAATTCGACAAAGATTTCAGGTTCAGTAAACTTCTGACGACAATTGATAATACTGATACAAGTATTTTGTCAAACAACACAACTGTAAGGATGGCTAAAGAAATTTCTCCTTTTGTTGGAACTACGAGTAACTATGTTTTAAATTATAATAACGCTATTGAAAAAGGTTCCTTTAGCTCTTCATTGTTTAGACTTAATATCAACGGTGTAAATTTTGAAGCGTCTGTTGAAGATCTGAATGGAACAGTGAGGCTTGTTTCTTCGACAAGAGGATCTAAAGAGGTTTTGAACTTTAATCTTGGAACTATAGACTATGATAGTGGTCTTATTAACTTAAATAATTTTGTTTTGAGTGGTTATTTCTCTAGAGGAAGAGTTGCCTTTGGTGACAGAGTGCAGTTCTACGCCAGTAGTGTTACACCAGATATTATCGTGGATCAGGATCAAATTATACTAATTCAGTCCTTAAACACTTCCGTAACTATAAATGGACAAACAACAGATGACTGATCGTTTCACCAAAAGTGAGAAATCAACAAACCATTTTGTTAAATCTCAGTTTCCAGATTTTTTTCTGGACGAAGGTGAGGGAATTGTAAATTTTATAGATGCCTATTACAGACATTTTTCTGCTAATACTGGCAATAAAATTCGTGATCTTCAGTTTCAAGGTGATATCGACACAACATCTAACACAAATTTAATTAAGTTTAATAACAAGTACACCTTTGGATCTGGTAGATTTATCAAGGAGCTTCCAGCAGTAATAACTGGTGATCTTAGATTCATCATCAAGCACATCAAAGATCTTTATAGAACAAAGGGTACAGAAAGAGGTATTAAACTTTTTTTCAGACTGTCCTTTAATGATTCCCCAGAAATTTTTGTTCCCGGAACAAGACTATTTCGTGCTTCTGATTCTAGATTCAATCGACCAGACATTATTGAAATATTTTTGGGAGAAGGGAACAGTTTTGGAACACTGAACAATTTCCAAGGTAAAGAGATATTTGGTTCTCTTTCTGGTGCCTCTGCAATAGCTAAATCAGTTTTCAAAAAAAGAATCAACGGAAAAAACTTTTTCTACATAGAATTAGACAACGTTCAGGGTTCTTTTAGAAAAGGTGATAAAGTTGTTTTTAGAGGTGCTACGGCAATAGACAAAACTACGGCACCAAAAGTTATTGGACCGATTAACGGCATTGTTGTTGAAAGTGGCTCAGAAAATATTCCTTTGGGAACAACATTTGAAGCATTGCCGAATAGAACTGGTGTGAGCCTTAAAGCTTCTGTTACAGAACTTGAGAGGATTTTAGGTACATTTAAGCTTAGGGGTGTTGATGGGTATGGATATTCATCAAAATCTAACATTATTATAACGAGAGCGCCCGGAGAATCGAACCAAATTGACAGAGGTAAATTTTCTGTAGTTCTAAATGGAAGTTACTCAACTCATGTTATTAACGGTGATTTGTTAAAGGTATTTGATTCTTTGACTATCGGAACAGCAAACGTGAATAGTTATCAGTTCGATAGCTCAAATTCTTTAAATGCTTACAACGTGTCGCCTATCGGTGATATTCTTTCCAATGAAGAGAGAACATACGGTGAAATTTTAAGAATTGATGTTAATGAGGAGCCGAAGAACTACAACGGTGTAACAAAACCATTTGTTGCCATCAAAGATCTAGTCTTTAGTGCTAATCAGGTGGGTAACTGCTCTTTAAGCAACACTTTACTTGTTTCAACAAATCAAATTTTCAGTAACGGCTTGATAACAGTTGCTAACACGTTGTCTGGAAATGTTACACTGTCCCTATCGAACAACAAAGTTATTGGTACAGGGACAAACTTCACACAAGACTTTAAAGCACACGATGTTTTGAAGGTAATGACAGACGAAGGGCTTCCCACTTTCCATAATATCGATAGTGTTACTAACACCACGTTTATGACAATAAGACAAGAATCGGCTTACGATATCACAAACAATGATTATTCAAAGGGATTCTTAAATTTCATAAAACTTATTGATGGAGATGGAAAACAAACTGTCAGGGCGGTCAATAATTTCATCAACAGTACCGCTGTCTACTTAGATGACAAAGTTTTGGGTGGAGAGTTAAACTTAGATAATCCTTCTTATACGATAAGAATAGGATACAATACTTCTAATGTTAACTTTAGCTCGATAAATGATCCTTTAAAGTCTAGAGTTAAAACTGGCGTAACGTTTACAGATATTGAAACAGGGCTTGATGCGGACTTTGATTATAGAATTGCTTCAAGTGAAGGTTCTGTTTCGGAAATGAATATCATTAACGCTGGGTTTGGTTATAGGCCCGGTGAAGAAGTAAGAATGAGGTCAGAAAATCTTACGCCTAAAATCAATATCGTTGATCTTGATGGGAGGGGAATTGGTGCAGAAGCCTTTGCTATCCTGAATGATGGGAAAGTCACAGATGTTATCGTCACAAAGGGCGGCTCTGGGTATGTCTCTCCTTCTGTTACTGTTGTTGGGGGAACTGGATCTGGAGCCACACTTACAGTTACGAATTCTGGAGGTGTCATAACAAGCATTGCTGTTGCAAATAATGGTTCTAATTATTTTGAAACTAAAGACATAAATATTAAAATCCAAAAAGGTGGTCAGTCTATTTTAGAAGGCAGACACTTAACCATTAACTCAGAACTAAATCAAAAAATTAAAATTCAAGATAGTGACTTTTGGCAAGAGTATTCTTACGAGATCGAATCAACCATTAATAATGAAAAATATGAAGGTATTGTTGACAGCTTAATTCACATGTCAGGTAGAAAATTCTTCACTAAAAATGTTATTAAGGATGATGCTAAAAGTTCGGTAAAAATTTTAGAGGAGAGCGTCACAGCTAGTGGCGTGTAAAGAAATGGGTACAACTACAAGATCTTTATCACATAATTTGGGAATGATCACTGAGCTTTCCACATATACACAAAACGTTTACATCTTTGTCTCTAAAACACATGATAACAATGATGAAAACGTGAAGGAAACTGCAAATACCGAAAATTATTACACCTCTATACACAATCCCATTCGTGAAATGGTTTTTGGTAAAAAGATTTTGCCGACTGATGTTTCTCCGGTTGTCGAGAGATATAATTGGACCTCAAACACTATCTATCAGGCTTTCTACAACAAATCTAATACTCTCTTTACAGTAAATGAAAGTGATACAGAAAAGTCTTTCTTTGTTTATACTTCTTCTGGAAATGTTTACAAATGTATTGACAACAATGGATCGTCAGAATCAACTGTAGAACCCTCTCACGTAGACCTGACACCAAGAGAAGAATCTGATGGATACTTGTGGAAATATATGTATTCTGTTCCTTCTGGGTCAAAATTTATTACGGATGAATATATTCCTGTTGTTTCGAACACCGAAATCGGGGTCAATTCAAAACAAAGTATTGATAGAGTCTTTTTAAAATCTGGCGGCAATAATTACGTAGAATTTACAAACGGTAGTGTACAATCTGTAATTTCTTCCTCTCAGTTTATTATTGAAAATAAGACTTTATCATTTTCGAATGGTCTTGTTTTTACGCCTGAAAACAATTTCTTCAATAACAACTCTATT